ACAGCCGGCTATAGCAATACTCCAAGCACATGGGTTGGTTCAACCGGCGCCCCTTCTCTTCTACAAACACCCTACGATGCAAGGTCGTATAACCCTGCTTGCCTCAAGACTGGTGGAGGTAGACGCAAAGCAACAAGGAGACGCAAGGGAACTAAACAGCGCAAGGGACGCAAGTAAACACTTTACATACTATTATACACTGAATTAAGTGCTTCCATTGGCAGCAGTTAATTCAGGGATTTCACGGCTTTAAGAACGAATAAAAACCAGTATAGAAGTCAAAGAGGATGAGTGATTTACCTACAGGAGCCGCAACAGGAGCCGCAACAGGAGCCGCAACAGGAGCCGCAACAGGCCCTACAACACTTCCAGCTCCTCTCGCAACAGGTCCTACAACACTTCCAGCTCCTCTCGCAACAGGCCCTACAACACTTCCAGCCCCTCTCGCAACAGGCCCTACAACACTTCCAGCTCCTCTCGCAACAGGCCCTACAACACTTCCAGCCCCTTTCGCAACAGGCCCTACATATATTACAATCTCTGGCCCCCTAGATGACGAGTATGGCCCAGAATTTCCGGACATTATTGACCCTAATATAGAACCTGCGACTTTTAATGATGGGTTTATTTTATACAATGAATCCACCCTTGAAGCCATGTCACTTCCCGACCTTGTTAATTATAGTACAGCAATCTCCACTAGTATCGGCCTCGAATATTCTACTATTAATGCAAATCAAGACGCTATAAACCAATATACCCTATTAATTTCACAATCAGACAGTATTATTTCTGCCTATGATAATGACATCTTTGCATGCGAAGTAAAATATGCAGCAGATGATGTGCTTCTTTCTTCTTTAATGAATGAGGACTATATATATGAGTCTACTATAAGCAGTCTAACTCAAGAAATCACAGACAACTCTGGAAGTCTTGTTACTATACAGCGAGATATTGATGATTACGAGAGTCAATATAGGCAGGCTGATGCAGATGAAGAACGCGAATTGCAGAATTTTAGGATAAGTACAATCGAATATAACAGGCTAAATGATGTGTACCTTGCCAAAAAACAGTACTACGACGAAACTGACAAGGCCTTTTCAGCCGCTAAGGAAAGAATTTCCACTGCATACTTTGCAGAGGATATATCCTATAAAGAACTCATTAAAAGGATACAAGTATGGCGAGACGCAAGTAGTACACTTGAATCCGAAGTAGAAGTAAGTAGTATAATACGGTCCGATATTGCAACCCTCAAAATACGTCAAGCAAAAGCTAAGAAAAATTATGAAAGTACTTGTATTGCCGCCAGTACGCTGAGTACCCTGTATGGTGCTGCAGGAGCCAATTACAACTACGCATTGTCCCTTTCAAGTCTTACATATATTGCAGACCAATATGCATCAGCTGCTAGTAATTTCACTTCTGCAGATATTGCATACCAAAATAGCTTGCCCACTGGGACAATACAGAGTGCAGGCGGCCGCCAACGGGGGGGAGACCAAACACTTTTTACTATCCGCTCCATGGCCCAACAACAAGTCTATCAAACTTCCACACAAATGCTTAAAGAACAAGTAAACACCGAGACCCTCAGAACAATCGCCGGCATTGCGCAAACAGATGCATATGCTTCAATGCTCATACAGTACCAAAATAATATTGACAGTTCTATGAGGCGTATTAATACTCTAAAAGCGCTTGAGGAAATATCACAAAAAGAAGTGGAACGCTGTTCTGCCAATTATCAGAGGATTTCACGCAAAGTCGAAGACCTTAGCGGCATGTTAAGTACAATAAGTACACACTATATTTCAAGTGTTGCTGGAGATATAAGAGTTCGAAGGATTAATAGCAAGAGAGATGAAGATTATGATGCGGGTTTAACAAAATATATAACGGACTCCTATACTCTCAGCAGTTTCAGGTCGCGACGTGAGTCAAGTATAAGTAGCTTAGGAGGCTTCATAAATGAATCCACAATTAAAAAGAAACAATTTGACGACCTTACTGCTGATATAGGAAGACTTTCTAAAGAATATGAGGATTCCAAGACTACAGTTGACACACATGAAGAGACCGTGCGACAAATAAGAGAAGAAATGCAGACTGATGCAACGGAACTCTTTATTCAGTCGAGCATTATTAAAAAATCCGAGATTGAACTGGAAGACTATTTAACAGGAATCCTGGATAGTATAAATAATCAAGAGTGGTCTTCCTATGAATATCGGCAGACATTTTGCCAAGAGCTCAGTGTGAATTATAAACAGCAGTACCATTCCCTCGTGCTCGGCGCAGTCCAATATGCTTCTACACAAAATGGATTAAATGCAGCATTTGGAGGCGCCCCTGTTGCGCAAATACCTATCAATCTCAATACCGTGGAACTCAGTAATGCATATCTCACTCTTACAAATCTCAATACATTCATTACTTCGTTTGATACAATTTTCACACAGTTTAATAAACAGAGCTCAAATATTGCTACATTGAGTACAACAGTGGGTTACGAATATGTATACTGGAATAACTTTCAGCAGTCTTCTATTGCCCTTCTTTCTAAAAATACTCCCTACGTCCAACAACTTGTATCAACGTCCCTGGGAGCCTTTGAATCTTCTGCACAGGCATTTACAGATGCATCTGGTGTAGTGTATTCCCAAATAGAAAATATTGCAAAAATAAAAGGGAAACTTGCCGATACTTATTCTAGCTTCTTCACACCCGCGCAAATCGCCGCCCAAGATAATACTATAAGCAGTTTTATTATTGCAGGAATAGAGCAGGCAAGTACATTGCTTGGAGGAGTAATTTAATCCTCAATCAGGCAGGTGCCGGCTGGCGTTGCAGGAGCTGCAGGTGCGCCTCGACCACCATATACTGTACCTGAAGTAGCACCCATCTCCCACCTCTCCACATTATAGGTACATTTCCTATAATAAGTGAGGCGCTTTCGCCATTGTCCCTGATACATTGAATGTGTATCAATAATATCAATAATAACGGGAGGAACTTGTCTCTGGTCAGGGCGAATACGCAGAATGCGCCCAGTACTTTGCTCTATTGCTTTTCGTGGACTCGCAAGAATCACCGTATTGAGTGTCTTAATATTCATTGCCTCACTTGCCATTGCATAAGTTCCAAGAAGAATACGCGCCGTTGCTGCACCGGCTTCTCGGATTTCCTCCTTCATACCACCCACATAATATGCCACACTAAGCGACGGGTCTGCCGCCTTTATCAGTGTCTCCAGATTCTCCAATAGGCCCTTTCTCTCTGAAAGGACTAGGACGCGCCTCGCAGGCTCGGCGCACATCAGCCGAATCCATCGAAGAATTTCCGCCGCCCTTTTTTGACAACTGAGAATATTTCCAAGAAGTTGCGCCATCACTGGCTCCCCCCTCCAATCTGTAGGAATCGTATTATATACTGGGTCATCGGATTTGATAAATACTCCCCTCACTTCCACTGTAGGGTCTGGCTCCCTTGTCTTCTCCCAATATACGGGCTCACCCAAGAACCACGTAAATACTTTTGTAAGCCCGTCTTCTCGCGTAGGAGTTGCAGAGAGACCGAGCATCTTTGCCGTTTGTACACGCTGCAACGTCCTCGAGAAATGCTGCGCACCCAGGTGATGACACTCGTCAAAGATTGCAAAACCATACTGCCTGAAAATGTCTTCTGCAAACTCTTGACTGCAAAGAGTCTGAATCATGCAAATTGTACAATCATAGGCTGCAGGGTCCGTCTCACGTTTCGGCCCTTGAATAATCCCTACGCGAAGACCTGGAATTAACGCCTCCATCTCGCCACGCCATTGATTCATTAGGAACTCCTTGTCCACCACGACCAAGAACCGTTTTCCAATACGGGCAGCAATACCCAGTGCCATGAACGTCTTTCCTTTTCCACATGGAACACAGATAAGGCCATTCGCCCCGGCATTAATAAATGATGCCATAATTGCCTCTTGATAGTCATAGGGGGAACCCTTGAACGTGAGTTCTGGTCGAAGGTCGAGACCTTCTGATACAAGAGTCTGTGCCGCTTGCCCGAACTCCTTCTCCGCCCATGCCCGTGGTAAATACCAACGCGCAGGAGATTCCCTGTACACTTTGAATGTTGCCGCCTCTACCGCAGCTTTTGTTGCGAATTTTGTATTCATCTTAGGTGCGACCTTCAACTCTTCTTGAATACGCCGTGTCTGTTCTGCCGTGAGCGCCGCCTTTGCCACCGAATATCCCTTGCTAGTTAAAATACTTTCCATACTTGTTGCTCGGGCTGCGTGTCATGTCAAATTTATTGCTGCCACACAGTAGATATGAGAGTTTCAGTTTCACCGACTTTAATCGCCCTTTTATCGGCCTGCTTCGTATTTATCATTGCCCCCTATTCTCCTGGCTGGCTCTTGAAACTTATTGTAGGAACAAGTATTGGATGCATTGTAACATTTGTAGCTGTTCTTCTAGTTCTTCAATATGATGTAGTGATTGGCCTCGCAACTTTCATGGCCGTCGCAGCCCTCTTCTTAGAGCACAGGCGCCGCACAGTAATAAAAGTGACGTCCATGCTAAAGCCGAATGACTCTACTGCAGAGATAAAGGAGTTGGATGTACCCTCTCCTAATGTTGTACCTGGTGAAGTACACCCTCCCAGAAGAGAGGCTGAATTAGAGGAGGCAGGATTCGAGCCTACAGAGGAATCTGGTAAAAATGATTTTGAACGCGTAGATGAATCCCAAGATAATAAACAACCTTTGGATACGGTCCCACCGCAACCAAACGAAGTAAGTAAATTCTTACAAGACAAGGGACTCGCTACTCTTATCTAGACTTTCCCGCAGCAATAACCGCCGTTTTTACTTGTTCTTCTGTAGCAGCATTACTAGTAATTTTTCCGTTTAATGCAATTAATGCACCAAAAATCGCCCCTAGAATGATTGATAAAACTCCGACTGTTATTGTTGTGGAATTATTGTATAATATTTCGCGCACATTAGTTGAACTTGCAGGTGTTCCAACTGGAGAAACCATATTCATTACGGGGGCATTCCACCATTTATATACAAACATTCCTACACTAAATAGAAAAAGAAGTCCCAAAATCCCCCCAATAAAATATGGCACAAGCTTAATATCACCTTGGGATTTATTATCGCCCAAAGTATTCATTGAATCAATGACAAGTTGTCTTTCTTTTAACACTTCATCCAGGATTTGCCCAGTTGTTAAATCAATTGTAACAGTTCCATCTTTATTTGTGTCTTTCTCAGGGTCAAACTGTGTACATTTATACGACGTCTGTGAATCTGTCCGCACGCCTGCTGAACGATTTGTCCAATTAATATCGGTTGTAGTTTGAGTTCGAAATAGAACCCGTGTCGTAAGAACATAGCGCATAATATCCGTAGTAGTCAACTCAGAACCAGTCTGTTTTAAAAAGCTGGTAATGTTTATCATGTCATTTACAGGTGCGTCACTTATCCTTACGAAATTTCCTCCAAGACCTGGCGCACTTTTTATAGATAATAGTATAGAACTATCAACTTGTTTCCCTTCTAGTGATAGAAATACTATAGCATTCTTGGCCTTAACTGTAGGGGTGCCGCTTGTGCTTACGCTGGTGCCTGTGCTTGTGCCTGTGCTTGTGCCTGTGCTTGTGCCTGTGCTTGTGCCTGTGCTTGTGCCTGTGCCACTTGTGCCTGTGCTTGTGCCACTTGTGCCTGTGCTCGTGCTTACACCGGCGCTATTAGAGGATGAAAGGCATGTCGCATAATAGGCAAACTGCGAGGAGTCACCGGGCATACAGGATTGAAGGCTATATCCCCCTGTAGGCGTCGGCCCAGCAGATGCAAGGCCACTTAAATATGTAGGCGTATCTCCTGAATTTGTTTCCAAAATAGGAATAACCAAAAATATATAATCATATTTTTTACTTAGTAGTTCGTTTGGATTGTTAAAAATCAATATTAAATCGGCTGTATTGTTTGCTTTATTATTAATAAGCCACGAGTTATGCGAAGGAAGATATATTCCTGCACTGTAGAGATTATATGATAAATTATTAAAATTCACTGTTGTCACACCCAACCCGCCGCCACCCACTTCGTCAATAACACCTTTATTTCCTGCTTCAAAAGTTGGAACAGTTGCCCGTGTTGACCAGTTGAAATCTGCTGTAAGTGATTCTTCAATGTAATCATACATTGTCTGTGTAAGTGTTGTCCCAGTTTTGATAGTCGCTGGAAATGAAACTATTGATTTTGCTGCATTGCATGTACGCATGCTACTCTATCGTCAAGTGCCAAAATATTAAAAGATTCCTGGAACGTACGTGGGCCCGTCAAATCTGTAAATAGTAACTGCACCTCGTTGCCCAGTAGGGCCAATACTTACACTCTCTCCATTAAAAAGCTCTTCGCAACCGACATCCTCCTGGCAATCACGTCTCTTGTGTTTAATAGGAAGTTGCACGGGATTAAATGTATCCGTTCTTGTATAATACTGGAAACGGTCGGACCTTGATGCCGTGCGGCGGCCGTACAGGGGGAGTACTTGGCCATCTTCCATTGTTATTACTCCCATTGATTGATACGTCTCGGGAATGCCCCGTGTTGGAACACGAGGAAGTTTGCCAAATATTTCTTCTGGTGTCGGAATCTCTGTTCTTGTAACCCAATGCCGTTCTGGCTTCGGCGCCCTGGAAAAACGGTCATCGCCCTGCGATGTAGCTACTTGTACAGCAATAGAAGGGGGGACCGTCCCACCTGCTTCTTGTGGCGGCGGTTGCGCTTGTTCTCGTGCTGCCCCCTGGAAATATATTGCTACGAGAATCACTACACACGTAAGAAGAAGACAAATAAGAATCGTGGCTGGTGTTATACAAATAATTCCTGGCGGACAACGCCCTGTTAAATAACTCTTTGATGGCATCCCTACCGTGTTGTCCCAAAATCAAGAATCTATTAGCGTGTTCTGTTTATTTAAGTCCACCTCCTTAAAGGGGGTGGACTTAAATGTGTCTATTTGACAGTAAGTTCTTGATTTTTGAAACGTAAATCCCAAACTCATTAAAAAGCTACAGAATCCGTTGTGAGCCCGTCCATTTCAGAACCAGGTGTACCGCCCATCATATCCGTCCCACGGTCAATTAACGCACCGTTTACACTTTCCATATCAGGCCCATTTTGTAAATAAGGGTTATTCATAGGGGGATTGTCCATGCTCTCTTTCAGAGGAGCTACGGTTGTCTCTGCAGGAGGGTAGATTAATACGCGCGCCCTTGCAGAAGCAGGAATACTTACTCCAGGAACACCCTCTTTTCCTAATGAAGCAAAACCCTGTAGAGGACTATTATCCAAAATAGAGGGCGACTCCAGAACTCCAGTTATTGCACCAGGCTCAATCTGCTGCTTGTAAAGAGGTAAAATAGGCGCCTTCTGGTCGACTTTTGGTTGCAGAGGCTCACCCTGCTTTATAGATTCTAGCCGGGCAGTAATGCTAGGGGCATCACGTACTTGAAAAGCCTCTACTCCCACAGGCTCCGTCTTCCAAGTAGAGGAAAAAAGACGATTTAATGGCTTAATAAATATACTCGCCACGAAAAAAGCCAGGACCAGTTCTTTGGAATCCGTTACGACAAAGATTAAGAGCCCAATACCATAGGTCGCAAGAGCCGTCTCGAGCTTCTGAACATATAATATATAGAGACCCACTAATAAAAGGGCCGCTGGCAATAGTTTCTTATCATATGACATCTGAAACCTCTTCTACCGTGTCGTGCCAAAATAAAGTGCATCCCAGGGTTGCCCCGTCAAATGCCGAGCTTAACTAAAGGATAAAAGGGGAACAATCACCCTCTGAAGTATCCAGAAAGTCAATCCCGCAATAAGGGATTTCACACCGAGGCCGACCCAAGTCAAGTCGCCCGTACTCTTCACCATATAGGGAATGTAATGCGCAAATAAGATATTGATTATAGGAAGACTGAAAGTAAACACAATAATAGATACGAAGAAGGCCACGCGAAACTCGTCCATGCTTCTTGCCAACCACGACCGCTTCTGGGGCGCAGGCGCCACATACTGCTTGGGAGTTTCATAGGGAGCACCACCACCCCCCTGCTGAGCGGCAGTCGGACCATTATGAGTGTTCATCATATTTGCAAAATCTGCCGGAGTAGGATGACTATTTCCAATCATGTGAGATGTTACAGGAGCATTGTCCATTACCATAGGTGCAATGGTATTGGGATTTGGCGCGTTTATTACACCACCACTCATGGCCGGAGGGGGGGCAGTAGGAGGCCCCCCATTCATCTCATTTAATATGTTCTGAACAAAGTCACCATCACCTGTCGCCGGAGAACTTTCAAGGTCCGACAAAAGAGTACTCATAGTTTCTGACAAATGAATTGATAATCGATTATTGTACGAAACGCTCAAAGGGCTCGATTATACCCGAATCTGGGCATTTTACAGGGGACGCCTTGAATTGATAGCAGACTTCACCAAGATGATACGTGGAGTTCTTTATTTCGTCATACGGCGGCGCTTTTTTTATAAAACACTCTGTTCCCTTGCACATTGGTTTGAAGAGAGCCATTATTCCAATGCCTATTACTACACTAAAGGCAGTGTCAAATGCGTCTGTCTTTAGAAATCCGAACATCTGCTGTAATGAACGGATATTCTTTCATTAGTCTAATCCTAAAAACTTACGGCCAATCTTACTGCCTACGAATATACCGCATCCGGATGCAACCTGTGCGTAAAATACAGGGCTCTTCTTTGTGCAACATAAGAGATATAATGAAGAGCCGAAGAAAAGTAAAGAACTCAGCCAGAATAACATTGTAAACGTGTCCATTTTTCACTACAGTAAACTGCCAAAATAAGTTTCGCTTCTTGGGTAGACTTATTTTAGCATAACCCAATAGTTGGTATGTTGCACCATTTCAAGATTATACCATTTATTGGAGGGCTCTTTATTGGCTGGCTAATGTTAATGTATTTCAAGACGCCGCCCCTCATCCTCTATCAATATCCTCATCCTCAAACTATCGACAATACCGTATACAAGGACAAAACTGGTACTTGTTACACGTATTCACAGAAGGTCGTTGATTGTGATAAAAATGAGGCCACGCTCAGGCCATATCCCCTACAGGGCTAAGCAGGCAAAGGCGCAACACTTGGGGCAGTCGTGTTGCAGGCAAAGGCGCAACACTTGGGGCAGTCGTGTTGCAGGCAAAGGCGTAACACTTAGGGCAGTCGTGTTGCAGGCAAAGGCGCAACACTTAGCGCCGCGAGTTTATTATTGCACCCACTTTTGCTTTATTCTGCTCTTCTTCAGTTATAGTGGATTCTTTTGGCGCAGCTGATTCGGCAATTTCTGCCTCTGTTCCCTCCTTTAATCTTGAACGAACTGTTTCCTGAGCCACTCCTACTGCATTTTCACTCTTCCATTTTGCCGGATCAAGTACGGCCGAATCTTTATTGGAGAGACCAATAGAAGAAGGCCCCTCTCGCACATCTGCAAATACAAGAGCGTCCGACCCAGTTGCAATAAGTTTTGCCTTTAAAATCGGATGAAGACCATATACCGCCGTGTAAATCTTTGTCCAAAGCCCTTTTGCATCTGCAGGATGTCCTTTCAACTCTCGCGTTACGAGTCGTATCGTGCGAGGTGAACGCGTCTTTAAAATATTTGCCGCCACTTCTGGTTTCCCAAGTTCTCTCGCGCGCTCACATTCATAAGCTTGTATTGGAGAGGAATATCTCGTTTCTGCAGAAACGGCCAAAGTGAAATCTACCATATACATTGGACTCAAAAATCCGTTTACATCCGAATCAGTATCAAAAAATATTCTAGCATATCTTCCATCTCGCAACTTCTGCCTATATAACATTTCATTTGCATCTTCTCCTTTTTCTTCTGGCAGAGGTGCTTCGCCTTCGTCAACTACATATTTACCCTGGTCCATTTCCGCCTTGAACGTGTAAAAGAACATCCGGTACAACTCTTGGCCGAATTGGTCTTTTTTTGAAAAAAGCTTTCGCTCTTCATAGCGGTCACTTAGAATTATTTGATTCACTCTTGGGTCTTCTATTATACCGATTCCTCTAACAGCCGCCCGCATTGCAGAACGCCGCATATCAATCTCTTCGAGCCGCCGATTACTCTGCAAAACCTCTCGTAATGCTCCAGTAAGAGAGTGAAGTTCATTTGCTTTTCTAAGCTCTCCCATTTCTTCTTCAAACTCTTTATCAAGTTGCCCTAGCTTCTCGAGGCGCGCTTCTTCTAGAGCTTGTAGTTCAGAAGCTTCTAGAGGTACAAACCTCTTCAGACGAATTGTTCCAGCCGCTTCCCCTGCCCCCCGTGCCCGCGTAACTTTTGCTCCTTCTTTTGTTTCCAAATCTCCCGCAGCATTTATTGTAAATCCAATTGGATTCTTTGCCCTCTTCTTGAAGAACTTTGTCATCTCTCCAAGAGTTAGGTCATCATAGGGAGGAGAATATATATATATAGCGGCTGCTTCTTCTTGGCCTTCTTGGGCTCCTTCTACAGGTGCTTTTGGTTGCGGATTTGGCAGAGGCTCGGCCTGCGGTTTGGGGAGCGCCGCTGCTTCCGCCATAGGTTTTTTTGATGTTATTTTAAATTGCATAGGAGGTTTCTTTACTTCTGGTGCCCCTTCTGCCTCTGTAGCTTTAAATACAGAAGCACTACTTGGAATAATACTTTTACGTGCCTGCCCTGTTTCTGCCATCTGCTCATTAGAGTTTTATTATTTTGTTCGTATTAATCCATATCTTCTGGTTTTTCGGGTCCAATATAAATATATCTCGGAACCCCCTTCTTTTTAAGAACAGTTTCACTCAGTTTATAATATCCAGGTTTGGCCGTATTTTCTTCTGGAACTTCTGCTGCAGATGCCGTAGCAAGTTCTTCTGAATTTAATTTAACCGGTGTAGGCGGGGGTGCGGGAGAAGGTAATTCCACAGCAGCAATAATACTCGAAGCAGTAGATGCACTATTCATTAAATCCATGTAATCTTCTGTGACAAGAGAGGAGACAACAGCATATGTTACTACTGCCCATACTGTACAGAAGAGCCAGAAGGGAAAAATAGTTGTATCCGAATTATTCATTCCAAACTCTTTCCACTCTCCATTCTTCTTAAACATAAGAGCCGGACGTACCCAGAGAAGAATAGCAATTCCCGTCAAATAAAGCACCATACTGTAAAGAAGAATGCGCATTTCTGTATAAGATATAAGAGTTTCTATAGGGTTGGCGCGGCGCGCGCGCGGTGCGCCCCCTTAATAATCATCCGCTTCCATTTGCGCATTATCATAGCCTCCTTCTGCTCCTTCTCCGCCTCCTCCAAATGTTTCTTCTCTAAGAAGATTCTGAGCATGTTCTAGAGCTCCTGCATCTCGTACAAAATCGCCCACTCCCATTTCAATACGTTGCAGCCTCTCCCTTTCTATTTGCTCTGGATCCAATGAATAAATCGCCTTTGTCCCTCCTACAGACCAATCTCCTAATCCCAGACGTTTTTTCATTAGTTCAACCTTCTTTTCCTCTGGCGTCATTTTATCCAGTTTATTAATAAAGACCATTTTTTCTGCCTCTATGCGCCTGGAAACAATGTCTCTAATCGCCTCTTCTGAAAGATTGAGTCCCTCTAAATTCAGACGACTCAGACATACTTCTAAAATCTTTATAGGGACACGCGCAGTAGGTTCATATGCACCCCCTTCTCCTCCAGCAGATGCAAAAGGAACCATATTGGGATTTATGAATTCCCCCAAAATCCCTATGATGATTGTTCCCAAGATATAGGGAACTGCCTCTGCTCCTCCAGGAACAAGTGAAGAACGGATTTCCTTCTGAATAATAGGGAGTACTACATCAAGTTGCTTCTTCGCGTGCTCCAACTTTATGGAAGTAAATCCTTTAACAAGTTTTCCCAAGTCTTTCAAGTATCTGAAATGGTCGCTCATTGTGTTTTGAATATTTTCTTTTGTATCTGGAGGAAGTTTATAAGAAGAAGGGACTTTCAGAGAATCCGTATTATATTTCTGAAGAAGGCGTTTGAATGGAATGAGAAAATATGCCCGTATTGATTCGACTATCTGGCTCGGCGACTGCTTCAAGATGTCTCGAATCGCCGCCATAGATATTTCTCCCACGCGCCGGCCAATCTCGTCCAACTCTTGTGCGAGAAAATCGGACATTGGGCCATATGCATCCGCGACTTCCATAACACTCGGTGTTGGTGTCATCTTCATCACGCGTTCAATTGTCTGTGACATAAGTACTACCCATCCTTCAAAAGGGGGTGGTTCAATAGACCGAAGGCGGTCGAGAAGAGCCACACCAGTAAAAGGTTTTTTGGCGGTGTCAAGTTTTACCGTATATCGTAAATGGGTCGTATCTAAGACGTCCTGAAAGGTGTCCTTTGTCACAGGGACTTTTTGTGATTCCAAGGCCGTTTTTCCTTTTGTAATGATTCCTTCTACTTCTGTCTGCCACGTCTTGTACAACTCTTTAATAAGAGGGGGTGCAGGCGATTCACTATAGGGGTCTTCTGGAAAAACAAATCCGCAATGATAGCAGCCGTGCGTTAATCCTGGCTCGTGTGGCAAACCTTTTCGCGGACCATCGTAACATACGCGCAGAAATACGCGATAAAAAAGTTCCTCTGGAGGCTCGGCAAGAAGACGTTGCACTTTACGGGGCTTAAAGGGAAGAGTGACCTGGCTTCCACTCTGACCATAAGGCGCTTTCTTTGCAGGAAGAGTGGGGAAAGTCGCTTCTTTTGCTGCCCAGAATCCTCGCGGCTCACGAATGCTTGTATAACACGAAGTTGTCTCTGAATAGGGAGAGCCTTTCACATACTTTCCACTTTCGCGTGCAACACGGTGCGCCATTTGTATCCAGCCCCTTGCAGTATCTGTCTCTGTTGCGGCTTCTGGAATAACAGGGTCCTGCATGGCTTCTTCTGGAGTTACATAATAGGGGACAGGCTTGAATCGCGGTAATATAAACTCTGGAATACTTGTGCCTATCATTGCGGCGCCATATAGTTTTTCATAATACGACCGCTTCACGGAAATCAACTGCTGTACTGCTGCCGTCTTTACTGCCTCTGATGCCATTTTTGCCACGGATGCCTCAATCACTTCTTGACGCTTCTTCTCGTTCGGCTGCAGGAGGAATCCAGTCATATTCCAGGGCGCCTCGTTTCTCTGTATAGAGGATACGGCGCAACTAATATATTTCAGGCCCGTCTTGTCGTCATCCTTGCCTAGAGGAAAACCAGTAAATCCAGCCACGCACCCAGGTATTTTCATACGCACAATATAATCTGGAACATGCGTCTGCACTTCAATAAGAACATTTGCCGCAGTACTGCAAACAACGATTCTCATAATCAGAATATCATAGTCGAGAGGCTTGCCTTCTTGTTTCCCCGCTTTTGCCCTTGCTTTTAGAAGTCTTGCATAATCCTCGCGGCTCGGCTGCTTGGCAACTTCGCCCTCTACTCGTTCAAGAATATGTGCATACGTTTCCGTATCAGGATAAATCCCTATTAAATCGAAAATGGTTTTTGCCGTCTTGTATATCATTGCCTGCGTGTCATTTGCAAACTCGGCCTCTTTTACACCCTCTATAGGAGCGCCCAAGAGTTGCTGAAATTCTTCTGAGGCGATTTCATCAGTGTCTACTAGGGCGGCGCGGCCAGACATGGGCCGACCATTATCGTCAAACTCAATGTTCTGGTCATAATCAATCTGGGAAATGGGCTGGCCGCAGTTTTTGCAAATGTATTTTCCGTGAAAGACGCCGCCACTAAAGGCAAGGAGAAGCTCTTTATGAATCGTATCTTTTTCACGAGGATGCAAATATTCTTGCAAGAGGAGAATTTCGTGATAGCAGACGAGATTATGCAAATTATCACGCGGGCTTGCGGCGCATGTAATCCAGTTCCCTTTTTTGGGGCCCTGAAAACGGGCAAGGAACTTGGCAAATAATTTAATACGGTCGTTTGGCTCTTTTACCTTTCGGATTTCTTGGAGACTTCTTGTGTGAGGGCACTGGATTGGTTGCGGCTCTTGACCGGCATTCTCCCTCTTTATCATTTTGCGAGTAGTCTGGCGAAGAGTTTCCATAAATGTGTCACGGCTTGTACGATTCCTCTCTCTTGCAAGAGAAGCAGGGACACCGGCCATTGCCGTTAAGAACAAATCGGACATTTTTACACATATTCCTGCCACTGTTGCAATATCATTCCCTTTATACACGGGCAGAATCTTCCCCAACTCTTCTACTCTTGGCTGAAGCTGTGGCTCTGATACGATGATTGCAAGTAACTCTTCGAGCGCCTCGCCCTGTAGGAAGGGGTTATTGTCAATGCGAAGGGCGGCAATAAGTCGTTCATATTCCACGTGCTTGTTAAGAATAAACCCTTTTACAAGTGCACGGAGCTGCTGGATTTTTTCCACCAAGACCGCCTGTTGCTCTACTGTTAATTCGCGCGCGGTGAGGCCGAGATTTTTCACCTCAACCAGGGCATCACCGAGGCCTTTAATACGTAGAGGCTGTTGTTTGAGCCAGTCGTCAATTCCTATATCTCCCTGACTGGAGCCTTCTGGGCCAATGCATGTAATAGAACCGGTGGTGGTTTCCTCTGAAATCCCGCCAAAACGTTTGAAAATCTCGAGCATTGTGGAGGGAGGGGAATATCCGAAAATTATATCTTTTAGAAGAAGGCCAGAGCGAGTTAGACCGAGGTCGCGCTGAACTGCAAGGGGGAAAATGAGATTATTTTTGATTACGCCTTGGTCGCCTGATTCGATTTTTCGAAGGGGTTTTTTGGGATTGAGACGGGTCGAGCGCGGGGCAAGACCTTTTTGGAGGCCAAAACGAACTTTGCCCAGAAGACTTGCTGTAACCATTTCTTTGGATGTAAGAGGGGTTTCTGGAAGAGGGAGGCCATCTGTTTCGGCATCAATACCTGTTGGAATAGGTGCGCGAAAAAACTCCTTGTCGCCCTGAAAGGCAATGACTTCTCCTGGAGCGCCACTGGAGGACCAGGGTTTCATGAAGCGCTCGAAAAAGATTTCCCAAGAATAATACCATTGGGGAAGTGAATCTGGTGTTACGAGAAGACCTGCTGTACCACCGAGCTGGGAGTTAAGAAAGTCATTTGATTCGGTAATGAGTTTATCAAGATATTCGAGGTTTACTGCGACTCCAGGGGCTTCAATAGGGTCTGCGGCTGCTGTGGCTTCACCTTCTTCACCTTGAGGTTGCCCCTCTTCAGCATCAAGATAGAGGGTGCGATTTGCCTGCAAAACGGGGCGGGCCAGAGGAATATCCGCTTTTTCAAGGAGTTCCGAAATGGTTTGAAAAGAAGTGAGGAGGCGGCCTATGGGGTCGCCTGTGGAATCGTACTTTACAACCGTGTTACGAAGAATGATTGCCTGTTCCACAAACTGGCGAATCTCCTTCTGAAATTTCGGCGATTTTTGCTGGCGGATTGAAAGGCTGTCAAGCATGGAACGGAACATTTCATCGCGCTGTATACGGTCAGGATACATGCGGTCTTTTGCCTCTCGTTCAACAAGTCCGATAATAGGAACTGCTTCTGCTTCAATATCTTCAAAGGCGAGTTCTTCAAATGCATTTTCGGCGGTGGTGTCTTCAACCTCTTCTTCGGCGTCTGGGGCAGCGGCGCCTTCGACTATTTGGTCAGGGGCTTGGCGTGGTCGGAGAACAACAAAAGGTTCGTCTGCGGGAATGCCTTTAAAGTTACATTCAACTCGTAACTCTCCACCTGTTTCGTCAAGGAGTACTAAATAATCACCGGCCTCATTCACTTCTTTCACAGTGTATTGAATGCCAAGAGAACCATCTGGGCCAAATGAATCGAGTTTTTGTCCTGCCTGAGCATCTATTTGCGCAACAAAAGCTGGCTTGGCCCGTTTTGAAACAAGATAGAAATTTTCAATACCAAGGTCTTGAGGAAAATCCCCATCAACTAATGATATATCGATAAGACGGTCGGAGACTCCATCGGGTAAGATACGCAATAATGCGTCACCTATAAAATATATACGGCCGCGCGTTTGATCTAGGCGCCCTCCTTCAATATATACCCTGTCGCCCAACTCAAACTCGGGTATTTCTTCTTCCTGTGCCATACTCTCCTACCGTCAACTGCCAAATTAAGTACCGTGAAATATTTCTCTGCTGCCGCAACCGGCGTAAAGGGTTGGCTCATCTTAGTATTAGAACAACATGTCATTTAGCGTTTCATATTTCAAGACTCTTTGCGAGAAGTATTCTACGTGGGCGGAGATGAAGGCCTATTTGGAGGGTGAGAAGCTGCGTATTGTTGAGGAGGAGGGTGTGGCAGTGATTCGTTATGAGAAGGGACAGGAGGTTCCTGAGGAGTTTGGGGTATGGCGTTCCGTGGTGTGGGATACGGTGAAAAATGTTCCTGTGTGTGTGGCACCTGCGCGTGCGCGGGAGGGCCTGCCTCCTACTGGTGTGAAACTGTCCTCGACTGAGGATTTCGTCGATGGGTTCATGGTGAATGCATGGCTGAGCGGGTCTTCTCTGCAAATAGCCACCCGGACCAAGGTGGGTGGTGACAACACGTACTATAGTGAGAAGACGTTTGGCCAGTTATTTGAGGAGGCAGTGGTTGCTTCTCCGCTGAAGACGATGGAGGCTTTGCGCGGGGCGCTTGCGGGAGTGCTGGAGGATGTGAGTAGCGGGGTAAGCGCGTTTGTGAGTTTTGTGGTACTTCACCCTGAGCATCGTATTGTGGCGAAAGTTGGTGCGCCAAAGCTCTATGTTGTGCAGACTGGTTATACAGGTGCGGATGGTTCTGTACAGATTGCAGAGCGTTCTGTGAACTGGCCTGAGGCGTTTGCGAAGCTGCAGATTTCGAATTATCCTCAGCGTCAGTTCAATGAGGAGGAGGATGTCAAGGCCTTTTTAGAGAGCACGGCGACGGAGCGTGGATGGCGTTGGAAGGGGCTGGTATTTAAGGATGGTTTGGGGGGGCGTTGGAGAATGTGTTCTGCCACATATTTGAAGCTGCGGCAGCTGCGCGGGTCTGAAGCGACTTCATTGGAGCGTTTCTTCCGTCTGCGTGCACAGAGGAAGGTAGTGGATTACTTGAAGCATTATACGGAGGAGCGTGACCAATTCTGGCAGTATGAGACGGAAATGCGCCAGAAGACCGCGGATGTGTTGGCGGCCTACACGGATGTGCACAAGGCTCACGCGGTTACGTTCAAGGGCTTGCCTGAGGCCCTGCGCCCTGCCGTGTTTCTGCTTCACAGCCTATGGCGCGACAAGCTGCGCGAGAAGGGTTTTGCCGTACGCCTGCAGAATGCCATTACTGTGGTGAATGGGATGCGTGGTTTTGAGAAGAAGCGCCTTATGGATTGTGCACCTTATGAGGCCGTGTCTCCTCAGCGGGTACTTGAGAGTGATGGCGTGTTGACTGAGGAGCAGCTTGCTGAGCGGCCTGAAGAGGGTGGGGAAGTCGACTATGAGGAAGTTGATGGTGAGGCCGATTAATTTCTTAGTGTAGCATGTGATTTTCACAGTAAAATCTTTATTTAAGAACTCCCTTGGTTCTTAAATAAAAATTTTTGAAGATGCAATATAATTACTTTCTGCGTGAGCCGCGCTTGGCCCGCCGCGTTCTTTTAGGTTTACGTCTACCTCCCAGCATGTGATGGGGTAGATTATGAAAGCCTGGCTCTACAGGGTTTAATACAGCTTCAGGGTTGTCTACCGTATCATTAAGTATAGCGTATTGTGGTTGACCATACGGCAAACCTGAAGCAGTTATTATTGCTAAACGGGCAGCTCTATTAGGATTTTGACGAATCAACCCTTTCATTAAATTTGTTTCAAACAGGGCTTGATAGGGGCTTCCGCCACCACCATCATCAAAATTTCCTTGAAATGCTTCTTGCACATCCATTGGTTGTACTCGTATTCCAGCGCGTAACAATGCATCTAGGGTTTCAATATCACTCACTTCTATTTCACGCCCCGTTAAACAAGCAGCTGTTATTACAGTGGTTCCATTTGGGAGTATAAGAGAAGCCCCTGCTTGTTCAAGGGCGGCAACAATAGATGCATCACCTCGTATACCTGCAAAAACAATCGCGGTATAACCTTGGAGTTGCGCTCTCTCTCCTTGAAAATCTGCTTCTGGTGGAAGATGAGCTGCTAAATTGGGATCTGCGCCTGCCTGTAAAAGAGCTTGTACGCAAGGTAGATGTTTGCCACGAGCAGCGTACATTAATGCCGACATTCCTTGTTCGTCTTGTAGATTTGGGTTTACTCCCTGGTCCAATAATTGACGAACTGTATAAACATCGCCTATATGTGCGGAATACATTAATGAGGTCTTTCCATCTTTCCCTACAGCATTTAAACTTATTAATGAAGCATTGCCACGTAAATTTCGGCTGAGCGACCTTACATTTCTTCCAATCCCTTTAGGACCTAAATGCAGCGCAGCAATAGCTAGTGCATTTTTCTTTCGTTGATTATTCATCCCTAATTATAAACTACTAATTAAACTGTTACACCGGCCCATTGCGCTGCCCAACTTTTGAACATTTGGGCGCAGGCACGGGCAGCTTTTGCCACAGCCGCGCGAGCATCCGTGTCCTTGCCTGATTCCACACCCACACGTAGAACCATTTCATCGCGCAGAGGATGAGGCACTTTGTAGCCGACAAAGGTGATTTCACTTGTGGCGCCCTCCATTAGATTAGCTTCCATCCATGTTTGCAGAAGATTTCCCATCGTATGGTCCTCCTTCTGAAAAGTGAAATCAAACCCCTTCATCCGCGCATCGGCCGGTCGTACCTTTAGACCATCGGGTAAGTCTCCAGAATCAATAGACGAATATTTGAGAACCTTGGCCTGCAGAATATCCAGGGAGCGGGCAACAATGTACTTGGGGTCAAGGACACCCACGCTCTCTACAATGAAATCGAAACTATAGGGCTCACCCCGCTCATCGATTTTATAGCAGCGCTGTACTTCCATTGTTTCAAACTCCCGCTCCAACTCCCCCTTTCGCGTAGGATTGGACTCCAACTCGGTAGGATTCACCTTTTTGTGTTTATTTAACCAGTTCGTATAAATCTCCTTTTTCCTCTCTGGATTATCATCACGCGAATAACCATATGCGCAGCGACTCGTTACAGGCATGAAGGCGGCATTCTCGCGACCTGTACCAATCGTGGCTTTTGCTGTAAAGATAAGGGCCTCGGGCTCCTGCTTGCCGACGCGCCCTTTTAGAACTGCAATAAGAGCCGTATCACGCGTAACGGGGTCAGGATGGAAGAATTCCTTGCCGGCCAGAAGTGTGGGCTCTTCCTCTGCTCCATTGAGTCGTGAAACTTTAATGTCGGCAGCAACGACATCCATTGGTTCCGTGGAATCATTCACTACATTAAGAGAGAAACTGTACTTCTCGGACTCCCACTGTAGGGGTGTTGTAACATGAATAGGCAGAAGACCAATACGATGCGCCAGCATCTCATTACTCATTGGCGTACTATTTTTTGTAATAGTCACGTCAGTGGTGAGACCTTGTTCATTAATATCGGCGCGAAAAGCCACGGTTTCTACGTCGGTAATAATGGTACGGCGCAAAGTATTTGCATATCCGACAGTGGTGGGGTCAAGGCGGAACTTGAGAACATTAGGTAATTCCGGGTCTCGCTTAACATCCTTAAAGACAGAATCCGTGGGAGCCCGGCTTCTTGCAGAGGCGGCGGGGGCAATCGCAATCTTTACAGGCTTACGCGTGGAAGTGGTGGATGACATTCTAATGATTAGATTGGATTGTTTTAAAGTATCAATTTTCCTGCTGCGTTTGAATATTGCAACTCCTCTGCGCAGAAAGAATAGTGAGGGATTTCTAGAATGAGTCAGCCTACTAACCTTTGTTATTACAGCAATAAATGCCAATGGTCGAAAGCATTCATTAGTGAGTTGGCACAAACGCAATGGAAGAACAGTTTTAAATTCATCTGTGTGGACCCTGTACCTGGTCGCCCTGCCTTGCCTGGCTGGTTGAAGAAAGTTCCTACTATTGTTGTGGCGGGTGAGGGAGAGCCTAGGACGGATTCGGATGTAATGAATTGGTTATATGAAAAGCGTGTAAAAGATGCGCCTCAGGGTCAGCCTGGGGCACCGGCGGGGGCACCTGGTGCTGCAGAGCCAAGCGCTTTTAGTGTTATGGAACAAGTGAGTTTTGCGAAAGGATTCAGCTATAGTGGAATTGACGCAGACACGAGTTCGGCGGGCGATGGAGGCATGACAATGCCTGGTGCTTTCACTTTTTTGCACGGAAATGCGGGAGAGGGAGGGCCACAACAACAAGGGCAGGGAAAAACCACTATAGAGGATGTAAAGGGTAAGTCAAAGAAGGAGCAGATGTTTGATAAACAAATGGAGGCGTATCAACGCGACAGGGACCTTGGGATGCCCAAGCTGGGCGGGAGAATTTAGTTTGTATAAATAGAGATGTCTAAGACAAAAGCATTTGAACGTCTAATAAAATTCAAACAGCACACAATGCCAGAATTCTTCAAGGAAACAATAACACTATTACCAAATCCTGGGCCGTTACGCAGTGGATTTAATCGCCTCGATGCAACTATAGAAGAATATATTGATAAAATGCCACCGCTTCCCAAGAGCCCCAGTCCGCGGCGGCCAGTAGCACGGGCAGCCGAAGGAGCCGAAGCGCGCAATCATGTTGCTTTGCATATGAGTCATAATTTAGAGGGTAAACTGGGTGGAAGGCGGCGCACTTATAGAAGACGGGGGCGAAAGCAGAGCCGCCGCAGGTAGACGCGTCCAAAAAGAAATCTAAAGAGCAATCACCACTTCTTAGTAGGAAGTCATGAGTGCGCTTGGTGCTTTTAATATGCAGTTACTAAGGTTTTTCAAGGAGTTGTCCGAGACATATCCCGAAGAGAGGGAGATTGTCCAGGCATCCGATGGTCTAGAGGCGGCGAAGAAAATCAATCCCAAGTTGATTCTTGACCTCTTTAATGAGTATGTATACAAGCCATTGAATGAGGCGATTCTACGAGAGGATGATGTGTACGTGATTGACTTTGCGAGGGCCAAGATTAGCATGCAGTTTAATGAGATGTCACCGGCCTTGTTGATTTTTGACAAGCACTGGGGAACAATGACGGAGGCAAATCAGAAGTCCATTTGGAATTATTTGAAAGTACTGTGCATTCTTTGCAAGAAGGCGATTGATTCCAGGCCGGTCTAGGGGCCAGTGCGTACTCCCTTATCTAAAGAAAGAAACACCACACTATAAAGATGTCTGAAGGTCCTGGAACGTTCGAGAAGAAGGTGAAGGAGTTTGTTGCTGATTTGCAGGGGACATTTCCCGAGCTTTCCACCGAGTTGACGGCGGCGGCGGCCCTTCCTTCTGCTGAGTTATTGGAGGAGTATATGGAGACAGTATTCATGAAGCATGCTGAGAAGAAGGAGGGCCTGCAGTGTCCTGGTTGTATTCTTCCTGGGGTGACGATTAGCCATGCGCTATGGTTGTCCGCGAGTGAGACGACAAAGCGGACAGTCTACGACTATCTCTCTATTATGGACCTCCTTGCGATGTGTGAGAATGGTTCTGCACAGGGGATGGGCAAGGAGTGGGCTGAATATCA